CCGAAGGTCAGAAAAAATCTGATTAATTTAGTTAAAAAGAAAAACACCCTATCTGGTCACTCATAAGAGTGTCAAGGGTGAAAGTTCCTAATCTGGTCGCCAAGTTATAGAAGGACCATAAGTCCAACACCTTGGTGTCATAGGAACAAATTAGATGGGGGAAAACAAGTTATGCCGAAGCAAGATTAGTTCAAAACCCCCTAGGATAATTATCCCATTAAAAGTGGTATCGTTTTACGTGCTGCACGAGCAGCATATCCCAAACCGACACGACCAACCATACCAGATACGTTTGTAAGCATGGAAGCTCCTCGAATTATGTTTTGCAACATACGAGCAGAGCCATCCATATTGAGGGCAAGTTGGGTTTCAGGTCTAACCACATTATTAACTAGTTCCAAACCACGCATATCTGATTCAGCAGGTTTTAGATCACGCACTGTGGGGCCAACAACTTCTATGATATGTACAGTTTCGAATTCGAAAATACTTCCCGGATTTGCTCCAGTAATGTACATACCCATAAAGTGGTAATCGGCCCCTCCAAGAACGCTATCCTCACCAGCAAAGGAGACAGCTACGTCTTCATCATACTGATATTCAGCAGGTAGAGTGGGGGAATAAGTCAGAAACGTCCACCGTTTAGAGACAGGAACTCGAAAGTAAGTCTCATAATTGGCAGCAGTAGCTAGATTTAAAAGGGAAAGGGATTGGTGACCAGGGGTAATTACTCCATGTATAATACCAGACCTATAAATGTCAGCACCAGCGTATCGAATTCTAACACCGGCGGCAACTAGCCTTATTGTGAGTAAGGGACTAGAAGCCTCAGCGAAATCGAAATCACTATTGTGATTGACAGCAGAATAATTGACGGTAAGAGCACCGCCAGTATCAAGTTGAGGCATGGTAGTGCCCCCAGGATTGGGGACATTACTATAGAGAATTAAGGGAACCATATTATCAACAGAATTGTTGTAATTGTTTGCCAATCTTCTTGGCGCAAACGCTACCTGAGAATTTCCATCAGAACCACAAGTAAATGTGGATCTTGAAAAACACTTCAATCTCCTACTTTTAAGGGAGGGGAAAGAAGGTACACAAGGTAATTCTTCAGGTATGGTGGGAAAACCCATCACAGCATTTGCAGAAGCCGCTGTGGCATCTACAAAAGAAAAAGGATTGACTAAAGCAACTGCATAAAGTCTGGCACATCGAGACATAGGGTGTCCATCACCATGAGGAACGGCGATAGGCATCCGAATCTGATCCCTAGTAACCTGAGCTGCCATTGAATTAAAAACACTACCACCCTGAGGGACCCGTCGGGGTCTAGGGTTGCGATTTCTCGCAGGCATTGGTTTTGATCCAATGGAACTCACGTATTGCTGATAACGTTTGTCACGTTCAGCATTAGATACTTTCTTATTATCTAATTTTATTTTATTTTTGGCCAACCATTGGGCCTTTGTGAGAGGTCCAGGGTTGGGTTCGATTCCTTCAAGAGTTAAATCCTTCTTATAAGGATTTGTTGACAGGACTTTAGCCTTAACGACAGAAGATTGTAAATCATCATGATAGCGTTTAGCACCATCATGAATAAAAAAATAATCGTCAAATAGATCTTTAATCCCGTCATAACCCTCTGACTCATAGTACTTAACCCTCTCTCTCATGACATCAAACAAAAATTGTACTTGTTTGAGAGAAAAAGAAGGTTCAACTAACCTAGTCTTAGGAAATGTTGGGACCGATTCGTGCACTATAGTTGCCCATATTGCACAATGGAGGTCATTATTGACGTCTCTTCGAGATGTCGATTGAAATTCAAAGTTTTGCCAGGTATCTCCACATTTGACCCCTGAAGCACCAGTCCAAACAGGAATGTGCGAAGGGCCAGAGTGGGAAAAAACCGGATCTGATATCTCGGGTTTCCGAGATTTAATTTGATACTCTTTGACAGCACCAATATAATTGCCAGAAGCAGCCTGAGCATGTCCACGAATGGACAAGCCTTCAGCAACTTCATTCAACAATAATTCGGTGTATCCGAGCATTTCAAGATAAGAATCGCGTGTATATAATTGATTGTTCATATTATATTTTTTAAAGCCTACCTCCTTCCGATGAATATGAGAACCATTAAGGTCAGGGGGGAAAAAACTAAACCCTCCAATGTTCGATGTAGATTGGCTATATATAGGTGTATCAAAACAATTTTCAAGTCCAAGAACTATATTGGCCGCAGAGCACCGCCCATCTCGTATATCCATTAACTTAGCAATATCCGTTTCATTTGATAGTTGATCATAGTAATTAGTTAGTAACCAACGTGAATAATTTTTCAAAAAAGTTTGAACAACCTTTTCCTCATCAGACTGCCCAAGGGCTGTAAGATCAAAGAAAGTAGTCAAAGAAGCTGCTATAATATCAGGTGATTTACTTTTAAGCATTTGAGTTATAGAAGTAGTTAACTTCTCCAATCGAGGTTTAGGAACCCAAGCTCCATAAGACGAATTCCATTGTGCAGTAGAGCCCAAAAATTCCAACCCCTCGAGAGAGGTGGAAATTTTAAAAGCTTTCTCCTTAACTGTAAGGCGAAGGAGAGCATAGGTTTCGCGTACAAATATTTCAAATTCCTTTTGGTCGAAACCATTAGGAAACCAAAATGTTTTATTTAGTGTACCAAGGATATCGTCACCATACAAAGATTTAACCACATTGCGTAGTATTTCTTGATAAGTGAGAATTCTCCCATATTGCTTAATTCCAAGTCGAAGATAAAGGTAAAAACAAATTCGTGTATGTGACCAACAGTTGTCTACGGTGGTATTATTACTACCACTGCAGTTGCCATCAAGGCGTTGAAACATAGTTCCATCATTAAGACAACATGAAGGTTGAGTAGTATTTTTAACTACCCATTTATAGTGGACCTGGATGGTCTCTTGTAAAGTGCATAACTCATATTGAGCTGTTCCAGGTTCAAAATCTGTTTTTTTTACCATAAATTCTTGTCCAGGGAAAAGAAAGTAAGTCCTATCATCATATACCTCCGTAAGGCAAACATCTCTATCATAACCCGAAACATCTATTGTAAAATGGATCGGGTCATCGAATGCAAGTTCATGAGATAAACAAAGACGATTAAAACCACCAAATTGTTTAATAAAACCGTAGCGTGGCCAATGAGTTCGAAAACTATGGGCATACTTTTTCATTCGGTGATTTTGTTCATCGAAATAAAATTTTTGGTGGAAGAGGAACGGAAGTTCCGGATTAAAAATCGTTCTAAGTTTTTCATCAATCATTACTTCATCGTAGGGAAGATATTCTTCCTTTGGAAATATAGACCATAAAGGGGTATGACACCGTTGAACTTCTTCGGAAAAAATCGGAGAAGCTAATAACTCAGCTTTCGATTTAAACCCCATTGAAGAATAGGGTTTACCAACAGAAGAAGACATATTAATGTCATAAATCATAGAAAAATTATTATTATGTTGATAATCAAACATACGACGAGTATATTCACCAGCAATTTCCCAAGCTAAATCAGTAGGACGTGGAAGCCGAGGCTTATCACATTTTTGTATAGATTTAATATAACGTTCTTGCGAATGAATTGCAGGACGACAACCTACCAATTTTTCAATTGAGGTATCCCCAGTTTCCTGGGCATAAGCCTGATAGATAGGGTCTATTATTGGTGAATTATTATTCTTGAATTTACCACTTATTAAGGTGGGACATGTTCCAAGATTTTTCATATGTTTGAATGTAACGGATCCAGGAGAATTGGGACGCCAGTTTGCTTGCACCAAAGGGTGATATTCTCCAGTAGGAGAACAATGAGTAACTGACTCTTTTGTGAGGGAGAGAGTAAACTCCCGCTCTAAAAATCCCATTCTACTAAATCAACAAAATGAGTCTCAGCAAAAGATAAAAAACAATTAAAAATGCGTGCCGTAGCAGCATGTATTCCAATTACACGGGAATGTAGACCGATCACAGGAGCACCACAAGCACCTTCCTCCGAGTTATAAGTAACAGGAGTCATATCAGTGCAAATACCAGTAATATTTCCGACACTATACCAAACTCCCGAAGGAGCGGTATCACTAGCAAAGGACAAAGAGACTTGATTGGGATATTTCTTCCCACGAACACAGTCAACAGTGTGTGATTTTGCCAGTGATAAAAGTTTATCATTAGTTGTTAGGACCAAATCCTCCCTAGCGTGAGCAAGAGAATGTTTCAATCCTATTTCGGAAATGGTTAGTATAATACGGTTATCCCCTTTACCAACAAAAGTCATCTTGTCTTGTCCAGAAAGCTGGTTAAAAAAATGTTTGTTGATAGCAAGGTAACGTATTCCATTATATGATACTATAGAGGCATTACCCTCAAAGTGAGATCTATTTCCAATCTTGTATGTAGCATCAGGGACTTCACCCTTATATACTACCACAGTATTGGCATATTTAATGTCTAAATCTAAAGACAGAGTATTTTCAAGTTTACTTTCTTGGAGAACTTCCGTGGTTACAGGAATAGATGTAGGAGCCTTATAATGTATGCGTCTGTGGTTAAGATCGAGAGGAACTAAATCCTTCTCAAGATCTACCACAATTAATTTATCTTCAGGTTCTTTATCTTTCTTTGTATCACGAATTTTCTGAGTTCTAGCGTCACGTTCAATCCAATGTAACTTATATTCGGCAAATTTTGCAGGCCATTCTCCATTTGGTAACTTAATACCCCATGGTGATTTTATCCAAAACGCTCTATAATGATCTAATGACGAAAATATGGCCCTTTCGGGATCATAAGGTTCAGCACTGGGTTTGGACCAATTTTTTTTAGAATTTTTTTTTCCTTTTAATGGTTTAACAGACTCAGTCTTAGTTTTCGTCATAAATCCAATATCATAGTCGCGGGGATCTTTAATATAAGCTGTCCATTGTTCAAATTGAAGGGCAGGGTCAAGTATTGAGATATCTTTCAGCTGTTTGAAAATTGAAAATTTTTCAATCTTTCTCTTATATTGTTCGGTAGAGACAACTTTAACATCAGTTTTAGCTTTTGTTTGATCATTTCTTGGTTCTTTAGCTTCCTGTTGAGGAAGTGAAACATCATGGGTTCGTTCTCCAACAATTGTTGCAAGAGAATGTATTGAACTCGTGAGACCGTCCATAGCACGATTAGGTACTTTAAGAGTTTCGAGTATAGCTTCAAGATGAACTCGATTCGAGTTACAGACGCTTTTAAGGGCGTCAGTAGACTCAAATTGAACTTGAGCAAAGCCTTTTATTAAGAGTTTAACTAAATCATCAATAGCCTGGGAACCTTTACTTTCATTCTCCAATTTAGTGGGTACTATTATGAAGGAATTAAGGTAAAAATAGATTCCGAATGTGGCTTCTGAGTGAATTAGAACTCCAATGGGTTTCATGAATTGAGGCAAATCGCTAGCGAGTAGCAAGTCTAAAATATAATTATCAAACTTTTCAGCTTGTTTATATTCAATGTGTTTAAACTTTCCTTGGCGGAAATAATCTACAAAAATTGCAGTTTTTATACCAATAGGCCGGTCTATACTATTGACTAAAGAAGTCAAATTAATTGGGACAGGGCCTTGAATCGTTAAAGTTTCCACATCAAGAGTTTTAGCAATATCCGGATAAGTTTTCGTTATATAGGATGGTGAGATTCGGATGGTTCTAACTAGAGGTTTTTTCGTTACAGCATCTACTTTAACAATAGATTCCATATTTAATGTTGGACGCCAGGGTACAGTGCGAACACCGACATTGGCATAAACATGTCCCTCATCGTCTTCGAATTCTTCATTTGGATCATAATAATCAGGTTGATCATAATTTTGGTGGACGAACACGGTATTACCCCTGTCATCCAACACGGCAACACGACCATTATAGTAATCGTCTTCATTCTGGGCATAATCGGGTTCATATTCATAATCTTCACCCCCGTAGAGGTCATCATAAACATATTCCATTTGCTCAAAGAATGATCGACGATCAATACCATAAGTATCGATCATGTTGACTCCATGATTGAAAGCGTAAAACATTTGAGGATCTTCTATACCAAAATTGGTACGAAGATAATCGAAATAATAATCTTCAGTTATCGAACCCTCCATATATGCTTGAGACAAATCTTTTGCATAATCAAACTCAGCATTAAAGCTAGATTTCTTGCGGGGAACAACACGTGGAACTCTCATAGCTGATTTGCGTTGACCGCGTCCAGTTTTGTTTTTTCCTTTACCACCGGAAGATTCAAGAGTATATTCCAATGGTAATGTTTTACAAATGTAAGACAACACTATTGCAGACATAAGGTCTTGAGGTTCTGTTCCGACTGGGAGGTCAGCACCGAAGTGTGAAACAAAGCGTAGATACAGCTCTGAGAAATAATTTTTAAACTTTTCTGGTAAATCGACATTAGCGGCTTTCACTTGGGCAAATATAAGTTTCGAGGTTTGATTTTTATAATAAGTTTTTAAAAAGGCGAACCCTTTGTCAAAATTAATAGTTTTATCCTTGAAACATAATGAGTCCAGAACAGAAATTTGCGCAGTCAATAAATCAGAAGCTACTCGTTGTTTCGCCAGGGGATTAGCCCCACGAAAGAAACGAATTTGCTCAGTTAATTTACGTACATATTCATCTTTACTTTTGAAAAACGACTTATAAGTAAGAATCATTTTTACCCGAAGGTATTCATGATACATTGTTAAAAAAGACTTATAGACAAATTTACGAAGTAAATAAGTCAAAAGTGTAATCCAAA